ACTAGTGATGCTGTTGACATTGATGTCAATCCTTCTGGTAATCTAAGCTCAAATAATGTACAAGATGCATTAGAAGAACTTCAAGCAGATATAGATGGACTAACAAGTGGCACTATTCCCACATATACTAAAACTTTTGGTAATGTAACAACAGATACTATTAATTCAGGAGAGCATGGACTATCTACTGTACACAATGTAATTATTAAAACAGCATCAAATGACGTTGTTAGTGTAAGGTTAAACATTTCTGGAACAACTATAATTATTAATTCTAATGTATCTCTGTTAAATCACAAACTTTTAATTTACTAACATACTAATTATAATTTTATGGGCGAATCAGTTTATCATGATCTAGACCTTTTTAGAGTCTCGCAAATTAAACAAGTAAGGATTCAAAATATTACAACTTCTGATAGAACTACTTTAGCTGGCTCTTTAGGTGGTACTAACACGGGTTTATTTGTATATGATACAGATTTAAATACTTTTTATGTATGGAACGGTTCTGCCTGGAATTCTGTTGGAACCACTATTTCAGGTGCTATGACATTTAAAGGTGTTGTAGCGCATAATGCTGCTGAGCCAGGTTCTCCTGCTACTGGTGATTTCTACATATTTAACTCTGCTGGGCAAAATACTTGGGAGAGTGATGAGGCTGTAGAAGCGGGTGATATGGTTATTTGGGACGGGACTAACTGGAATTATATTAATCGCAATGTTTACAATGCTACTGAAACATTAGCAGGTAAAATTGAGATAGCTACTACTGCTGAAACTAACGCTGGTTCAGATGATACTAGAGCTGTAACCCCTGCCAAATTAGCCGGTTTCGCGTCTAATCGAGGATTTGCCAAAACTTATTTTGCTTCTTCAGTATCTGTAACAGCAAATACTCCATTTACGGTTACTCACAACTTAGGGCTTCAAAATAGAAATGCTTTTACTATTAATGTTATGAACTCAGCTCATTCAGCTATCTCTGTAGACGTGGATTCCGTAGATGCTAACTCTTTAACAATTACTTCAGCTGTATCTTTAACAGGTCTTAGCATAACTATAATTGGATTCTAATGGATACTATTAGCAACGCACTTAAAGTACCTGAGCTTTCTTCAGCTCCTTCTAACCCGCCAGCAGGCTATCAGGCTATTTATGCTAAAACAGATAATAAGCTATATGTAAGAACTGCTGCTGGAGTAGAAATAGAGTTAACTAATGTAGCAGGTGGAGGTTTATCTGAAGCAAAAGCATTAATGATTTCATCTTTAAGAATTTAATATGATTATTCTCGACGCAACAACTAAGAAATTACAAGCTTATACATCAGCTACTCCTACCACAGACCTTACTTACTATGTGTCTTACATAGACATGTCTTCCTTAGCTGTGTCTAACATAGCTTCTGCTAATGGGACATTTGATGAGACTGCCGATGATATAGTACCAGCTCCCGGAGCTTCTACTCAAAGACAGATCAAGTACATGTCTTTTTATAATGCTGATAACCAAGTACATACTGTAAATATCGTTTTAGATGTATCTGGTACTGATACTATCTTAGCTTCAGTAATGCTCTATCCTCAGCATATCCTCACCTACAACAATGATGGTAAGTGGGAAATCCTTAGCGGAGCTGAAGTAATGGACGAAGGAATAACTTTTGGAGGAGTATCAGCAGAACCCTCTACTCCTTCAGCAGATACACTGGTATTCTATGCTAAGAAGATAGGTGGTAGAATGATGCCAAAGTGGAAAGGTTCATCTGGAGTAGATACTGCTGTACAACCAGCTTTGTTTCAAAATAATATCATAATGCTGATTCCTCAAACCACCACTACTATTACGCTGTGGGGAACTACCAACACTTCAGTAGGTACTGTATCTCACCCTGCTCTTGCTTCTACCAATCTTAGAACTTCTATGAGAAGATGGATATGGACTTCTGCGGCTACAGCTAACTCTGCTTCAGAAGGTAGAACTGCTGCTTCACTAGTATGGAGAGGAGATGCTGCTGGATTGGGAGGGTGGTACTATGCTTGTAGATGGGCTATTTCTTCTTCTACAGCTAACCAACAAGTAGCTGTAGGTTTATGGGCTGCTACTGGTGCTACCGCTACTACTCAAGTTCCTTCTAACTTAGTAAGTTGTATTTTTGTAGGATGGGATTCAGCAGATACTAACTTACAAATAATGCACAATGATGCAGCTGGTACTTGTACTAAGATAGATTTAGGAGCTTCTTTTCCAGCAAACAACACCACAGCAGTTTATGAGTTTATGATGTTCGCAGCCCCTAATGGATCTTCAGTTTACTACCGAGTAGTAAGACTAGATACTGGCGACGTAGCAGAGGGAGAGATTACTACAAACTTACCAACCTCTACTACTTTTTTAACAAGACACGAATATATGAACAATGGTGGTACTGCTGCTGCTGTGGTTCTCGAAGTTGCTCGTATTTACATTGAAACTGATTATTAAATTAACTATAATACTTATAAATTTGCAAATCTTTTAATTAAAACATTTTGAACAAATGAATGTACAAGATTTAAACGTGCTAATTAATTTAGCAGAACGCGCTCGTCAAGCTGGTCTTATCAAGTTTGAAGAATTCACCATTGTAGGTGATGCTATCAAAAATGCAGTTTCATTTTTAAATGAAATGGCTGCTCCAGCAAAGACAGAAGAAGTTCCGATGAAACCGTCAAAGGGCGGTAAATCAGAATAACTATTTAAGCCCCAAAAAACTTTTATTTAGTTTTAATGATGTTTTTTAATAATAAATTTACAATTTTGGACAGCCTATGAGATTGATGACATTTTACTTATTCGGTTTATTTAACTCCTTGAAAAGCTCTCTGATAGCCACGTTAATGACTATAACGGCGTTTTTAGCACCTATAGGTGATTTACTAATGTTCATGTCTCTAATGGTTGTTGCTGATTTTGTAACAGGAGTTATCGCTGCAAAATATAAAGGACAGGTTAGAAGTTCATCTAGAATGTTTCATTCTGTGATAAAACTTACAACATATTTAGGAGTAATTACTTTTGCCTTTATATTTGACGAAAGAGTTGCCAGTTTATTTCATACTCAATTATTTAATAACATACTATCATTCTTTTTAGAAAAACAAAGTATAGAAATATTAACAAAGTTTAAACTGGCTGCTGCAGTATCTTTTATAATGTTAATACGAGAAGCTAAATCTATTGATGAAAATTGGTATGCTATTAGAGGATGGAGCTTTTTAGACACCGGTATACAAGTAACAAACAATATAAAGGAATTAATTTTAAATATAATTCAATTTAAAAATCAAATACGCAAATGAAAAAATTTGTAATAAAAGCACTGGTTGCTGGTTTAACTTTATTCGATTCATTTATTGTTAGCAAATTATCTTCGGAATGGGTTAGAAAGTTAGCTAAGTTGGCAACTTCTCGTTTGAAATTATTTGCAGATGCTCTTATTGACTCTAATGAAAACGATAAAGAACAACTTGAACAGATTGCTAAAGAAACTTTAATTTCTGCAGAATTTGTAGATTTAAATGCTTTGCTAACTAAACAATTGGCTGACACTATTGAAAATCAACATCTTGTTAAAATGATATTATTTACAGAAACTATTCGATTGAAATTATTGGCATTACTTGTTGACGAAGATAAGAACAACAAAGCACAAGTAAAACAACTTCTCGAAGACTTTGTAAAATCTGAAGATTTTGATGCTATTGCAATTTCTCTTGCTGAATTAGTTACTGATAAATATGCGAAAGATCCTTTGGTAAAACAATATCTTGTATCTTTAGTAACTACATTAGTTAATTCGGACGATAATAATTAATCAAAAGCCTCAGAGAAATCTGGGGCTTTCTTTTTTCTTTAGACATGAATATAACAATATCTCCCGATTTTGAACAAATGACCATTACCAGTGAGCTATTTAATAATGATTCTGATACTGGAACTTTTTTCTGGAAAAGAAACTGTGAGGAAACAGAACATTCATTAGATATAACAAGTAAGCTTGTTGGTGCAGATGGTGAAATAATTATAAACGCTTCGGAATTATTTACCGGAAAAACTGTATTTTCAGATGGCGTATATTCTATACGTGTAATTGTAAACGGTTTTGGAACTGTTACAGTAGACGATGTTGATACAATAGTTGAAGGTGATTATGAATCTACGTACTGTATATTTATAGGTACAACAAGTAACTGTAAAGCGGTTTCAGCTTATTTAGAAACAAATGATAAAGTTCTCGAATATTTGATAAAAGCATTACACATATTAAACGATTGTGATTGTGATTGTGATAATGCTTGTGATCTATACGATGCTTTAATTGATAGACTTAATAATCCAAAAACAGATGACAATAAAGACTGTGGCTGTTCGTGATATAGCTTGTTTATTTTTTCAACGTGTTGCCGAACTTGCTGGTAATAGTATGTACGGTATAGAATGCGAAGAATCAACTTTACTTGCTGAAATTGAAAAGTTACTAAGACATTATGAATTCAATTGTTACTATAACGATTATATTCGTGAAATGATTGAAATGAATTCAGATGATATTGATAACACTTGTGATAGAGAATCTTTTAGTGTAAATTAATATCCTAACTAAATTTCATGTAACTTTGTAGGAAATTAAATAACATGTTTGAACAACTAACACAACATTTTAACTCGCACGGTAAAACTCATAGTTGGTATGAGTTGGCATTAATGTACAATATATTACCTGAAGGAAGTCGCAAACAAAGAAGTGACAAGGTTCGTAGATTCTATTACAGAAGCTTTACACCTTTAACTACTAAGTCGAATACTTTACTCCAGGAATTCCAAGAATTTATGGAATTAAAGAAATCAAAAATAAAAATAACTCCTTATTTAAATGGTGATCCTAATAACATTCTTGTTATCGGTGATACACATATTCCTCATCAACATCCTGATTATTTAAACTTTTTACAACATTTACAAATTAAATGGAATTGTGGAAAGGTTATTCATATAGGCGATGTTGTTGATTTCAGTTCTACTACTTACCACGATACTCATCCCGAGTTACCTTCGCCTGCGTATGAATTTGAATACACTAAATTAGAACTTGAAAAATGGAAGCAGGCATTTCCCAATATGATTGTTACAGTTGGTAATCACGATAGACGTGTTACCAGAAAACAAAAATCAAATCAAATAATTACTTCTTGGCAAAAATCTTTTAACGATATATTTAATACTGATTGGGAATTTGTTCCTGAATACTATTACAATGATATTTATTTTTGTCACGGTGAAGGTGCTACTGCAAGAGTAACATCTCTTCAAAAACAATGTTCAGTGGTCCAAGGCCATCGTCATAGTGAAACATATATAGATTTTCCAGCTAAGAAATTATTTGCTGTTCAATGCCCTCTCGGTGTAAATAGAGAATCACTTGCATTTGAATATGCCAAAGTCGATCCAAAAGAATGGACAATAGGTGCTTGTGTAATTGTCAACGGTGTTCCAATCATTGAAAGATTATGATAGAACAATTGTCAAATTCTTTCAGAGATTACGTTTTTACTGAGGAAAATCATTCTTATGTTGATGTAACTACAGGTATACCTTTAAAAAGTGTAACAACATTTTTAAAAGAAGTTAGTCCTAAATTTAACGAAGCATACTGGTTGCCTTATAAAACATTTCAAAGAAACAATTTAGATGTAAAATTTATTGATGAAACAGTTTTTATGGTAAATGGTGAAAGATTCAGACCACATATTGACAATATAGAATCATATGATTTAGAAGTAACAGCTGAAGATATTAAATATGAATGGTCGTTACTTGCTAAAATAGGTACGAGCAGAGGATCTTACTTACATGATTATATAGAAAACTTGTGGCATAGAAAGATACGCAAAGAAAGTAGCCCAGACATTTTAAATAAATTATCCGCAATTGAAGCAATAAAATATATTAAGTCGATTGAAATATTAAAGAAACTTGCAAATGATTTTTATAATGATCTAAGCAACTCTAGATCTGTTGTTACTACTGAATTTGTTGTTGGTGACAAGAAGATTGGTATTTCAGGTACTTTTGATGCATTACTATTTAACAAAGATAAAGGCGTATACGAGTTGTGGGACTATAAGACTGATAAGAAGATGAGAGAAACAGGTAGAGAGATTATTAGATATTTTAACATTCCTTATTCGGAAATAAATAAATACTCGCTTCAATTGGGAATATATAAATATATATTAGAAAAGAATACTGATATAAAAATAGATGGTTTATATATTGCTCACTTTGATTACAAATCAAATGTTCAGCAAACAATTGAAGCAAATGATTATTCTGAACTCATAAAAGAATTTTTCAATGGCGACAATTTCGCAACATATTTCAAACATTCGGGCTTTAATAAAAGAGCATAGTAGAAATCCAGATGTATATACTGATCAGTTTTTATATCAGTTATTAAATGGTGCTCGTGCTAGACTGCTTGAGATAAATGCTAATAAAATAAATCACAATTCAGAATGGGATTGGAAATCATTTCCAATATTTCTGAAAAAAGATAAATCACACTTAATCGGTTGCATTGAATATGGTTGTGACGTTTTGCGCTCTGAGCACAAGTTGCCCAGGGCGCTTCTTGTAAATAACAAAAGCATGATGGATGTATTCACATTCTCATGGAAGCCGATTATGTTAGGATCTGAAATTGACTGGCAGAATGCTAAATTCGATGATATAAAATCTAAGAATATATTCGCATCTGTTGTTAATGGTTATCTTGTTGTATGGAACAAGATGAATTTAAAAGCAGTTATTGTTAAAGGTATATGGGAAGATATAGTAGATTGGGCAACATTACCTGGATGTACTGAAGATGGTGACATAGATGTTACATCATGTTTTGACATCGCTACTCAAGACTTTCCAATCAGTGAAACAATGAAAGATGCTATTTACGATTTTGTTCTTGCAAAATTGAAGTTACCTAAACAGTTACCATCAGACCAAACAAACGATTCAAATAACGAAATAAGAGTATGAGGCAAACTCAAAGAATTTCTATCAAAGATATATTTAAGTTTTATCCGTATAAAAAAAACATAGTAACAACAGGAAATACAATTCCACAACCATATATTAAAAAATCTGATGAGGTTTTAGATGATGACAGATCAATTGATTTTAACCAATGGTCTGATGTTATTGAAGACTATATAGAGATAATCACTGATGTACTTGTAACTGGTAAGGAATTTAAATTTCCAAATTATACAGGTAGATTTCAATTAAAAAAGTATCGTACGCGAAAAACAATTGATTGGGGGTCTACTATAAAAAGCGGTAAGAAAACATATTTTCGTGGGGAAAGTTACGCTATAATTCTTAAATGGTATAGAGATTATGAGATTACCAGATTACAAAAAAGATTTCATTGGAAGTTGCGTATGGGAACAAATCTTAAAAAAGCTATTTATAACAAAACATTACAGAACAAAAATTATGTATACAACATTTTAGATGTATGACAAATTACACTTCACTTGAATCAGCATTAAGAATGATTCCAAAGCCTTTGTTTGAACAATCAAACCGGCTTGACTTTCTTTCTTGGATGTTAGATGGATATCGCGAATTAAAACTCAGAGAAGAGTATGAACGTAAAGTTACTATTTTAGAAATAGTAGATGGAAGATTAGAACTTCCTGCAGAAATTAAAGAAATAAATCTAATAACTTTCTTATATAAAGATCCTTCACCAGAAGATTTATATTCATTACAACAGTGTATATGTAATCCCACTGAAACTACTACTACGACTGAAGATACAAACGTAGTTGCTCAATATACATTAGCATATCGTCAGTTT